GATCAAGCCTTTGTCCCGCAATCCGAAAATCGTAATACGCCGCGGCCTTCGCGGAAAAGTAAATCGCCTTGTCCTCAGTCCAGTTTTTCTCCGCGAAGTCAATCGCACATTGCATCTCGTCCAGGTCCGCGTGCTCGGACACCCGTACCAGCGCATCGTCGATTTCCGGCAGAACATCCCACGCCGGAAGATTTGTCACCGGCGTACAGCCGACCGCGACCGACTCGATGATTTTCCGCAGAGCAAATCGAAAAACAGAACACGTTGCAACGTGAACCTTGAACCGCGCCAGTAATTTCAGGTACGTCGGCGTGTGCGATCCGTGATTGTGGTATCCAGGATGCCTTTGCAAATCAATCCTCAGCTTCCCGTGATGGTCGGCGACCAGTCGCCGCAGCGGATAAAGCGATGAGACCGCACCCGTCACGATCCCGCGTCGCCTCGTCTGGTGAAGGTTGATCGTCCGCACAAGGTCGGCGTCAACACTGTGGTAGGTGCGGATCAATCGTCTGCCGACCAGCCACGGATTAAGCGAGAGCACACTCCTGCTGTGGTAGTACGTCACCACCGCGTCTGCTCCCACTTCCTCGATGGATCGACGCTGATAGTCGATGACGCTGCCCGCATCTTTGAAAACCGAAATCTTCTTCGCCGGATGAGCCGCCAGCAGCGGCAGTTCTTCGAAATGGACGCGAGAATTAAAGCAACCTCTCGAATCACGGGACCAGTCACGCTTGTCCTGAATGAACACCATCGACGGGTTGTGACGCTCCAGCAGCTTCTTTACGCTTCGGCACCCGTCGCCGTACCCGTATCCGGCAATCGTCCATCCCGCATCGACGAGACCTCGCTGCAACTGCTCGCCCTCGTCTGTCATGTGCGTTCGATAGTCGATGTTCCCAAGCAACAGCTTCATGTTTTGGTCCACAACTTTTGGTAATCCGTCGCCATCGGAGTCGAGTCCGGCGGTGAGTCATGCTTGACAGCCGACAGATGAGGACGACGTTTAATCGTCACGGAAACAATCTGTTCGTGCGTTTTGCTGAAGTCATAAGTTTTGTCAACGTCGAGATGGCCGCGACCTCTCAACGGAATCCCGCACTTGCCGCAGCACTTCTCCACCTGCTCGTCGAACCGCTCGATTCCCCATCGCCACCAGCCGGGCACCGCAGGGATTCCGTGGTTCTCGCCGGTCACGCCATCCATTGCCGCCGCGACCTCGCAAAAATAAGCCATCGGCTCGCCGTCGTGTTCTCGAATCGCCGCACTCCATCGCCGATTAATGTCGCACTCTTCGCGGATCGCGGGCCAATCTTCGTCGCTGATGCCGACATCTCGATAGCCGATCAATACAGGCGAGTGCCAGCTTGCGCGGTTCGCGCTCGTGCGTATTACCTTCCCAGGCGTCCACCGCTCCATCTCTGCGGCAATGTCAGGGTTGGCGTGTGCGTTCAGGTTGAATCTTCCGTGCGGGTAAAATGTGTCTCTCACGACTTGGCCGTGAGACAAAAAGTTGTTGGTCCAGATTCCCCGCTGCCGCTGGTCGGGCACCTCCTCGACCATGATCCGGCAAAGCTCCTCGAATTGCGGGTGCGTGCATGGATTCCCGCCGAACATCCCTCGCACGCCAGGCCATCCGTCCAGAGACCGCAACGCGCGACGGAAAACGTCCGGCGACATGTGAGTTGTGTCAGATCGAAACGGCAGCAGTTGCGTGCAGTTCGAGCAGTAGAACAGATCGCAGGTCCGCGTCACGATAATCTGAATCGTGTCGTTACTTTTTTCGGTCGGCGTTTTAATGGTGACTTACCGCAACCCCGATAAATCTTCTCGCGTTGGCCGATGAGCACCCGCCGTTCCGCCAGTCGGTCGCGTATCCATGCTTGAGGTGGTACATAGACTCAACGCCTCGCGTCGTGATTCTTGCGCGATAGTCCTTCCCCCACAATCTCGCCATCCGATTCAGAATGTCAAGGTCCTCGAATCCTCTGCCAATATACTTTTCGTCATAGCGGAAATCGCCAAGCCGATCACGATGAATGCTGAATTGCGAATTGCCCCACGGCTGCCCTGTACCGCCTCGCCCTTGGTTTGGCGTGCCATACGCTTCATAAGCCAGCTGGTAGTCGTCATACATCGCAAAATCTAGGTCGCTGCGACCAGCAAGGTAGTCGCGGCTTTCCGCCTCCGAAACGTACCGGACACGGTAGCACAGTCGGTGAATCTCGCTCCAGTCAGCGTTGACCGCGCCTAAAATCCATCTTGGCCCGACAATCGCGTCGGCGTCCAGAAATGTCAGCACTTCGCCTCGCGCCTCGTCTATGCCGCGATTGAGAAGCCGAGACTTATTGAAGATCGGCATGGGCGAGTCGTCGTAAACGACCTTGCACCACTTCGCATCGACTGCCGACACGTCGCGCCCCCCGTTGCATACGATCACCTCGAAATCGTCAATCGAGCAAACCGCAGCCGACCACGCGATGGACCTCAGGCACGCGCTTAAGTACACCTGTCTCGCGCGATGCGCGATGATGATGGAATGATGGACACTCACCGTATTACAGCTTCACGCCAGATATCGGGAAGTTTCGACAGATTCTCCTCGAAGGCGGGCTGCATGTAAGGCCTCGCCTCGATGTGAATTCGCTTTCCTCTCGAACGACCGCCGGAAATCACCGTATCACCGCCGTACTCCAGGACGTGCGGAGCGTCGGTACCGCCGCCAAGTTTCGCGGGTCCGATCACCACGGAACGATTGCCCAGGTCCATCGCAAAATAAATGTTGTCCCGCAGCAGACCCGAATGAGAACTCGGACTCTGGCCGGGGAGCGAAGGGTTTTTGCGACGCCGGATACGACCCTTCGCCGACCGACGAACGAAAGCTCCGAACCTCGACAGTACGCGAATCGAAACCTTGTCTATCGCGCTTACCACCGCCTGCCGGTCGAAAAACGCATCCTTGAAGTTTTTGAGTTTCAGGCTGAACCCGACCATTACGAAACCTTCGTGAGCGACAGTTGAATCACGCTCGTAAACTGTGAATGACTGTCAAGATGCTCTCTGGCCACAATCGGATCATGCAACACCGACACCACGGCGAACGAGCCGACTCGCGGCGAGCGTCCGCCGTCACCGCCGGTGCGAAAGTATTCGGCAATCGAATCGGCAAGGTCCGCCAGCGGGTCAATCTCCTCAGTCTCAAGGTCGGCTCGACTCAACTTCCTGAGCACGCCAATGTCAACCCTGATGTTGTGCGTGTGCGTGTGGCGAGTCTCTCTGATCGTACTATCACTGACCGGAGCAACGATCACTTGAACATTTTTTATGTCTTTGAGAATCCAGACCGGAAGCCACTTGCGACGCGCCGTGAAAACATGCGATCCCCAATTCTGCGCGTTGATCGCACTCGTCACGGCGTCGGCAGCTTCAGTAAGAGGAGTCATTGTCGTCGTCCACCAGCTTCACGTGCACCCTGATATCGACCTGCTGCGGATCGCACCACCGCCACAGTTCATCGTTGATCGGCATCACCTCGAAGGTGTTGTCGCCCTCGATGATCCTATCACCACGCTGCGGATCGAACCGTGAGCCATCGAAAACCAAGTCGGAAGCGCGAAAAATAAAATCAGTCTCGAACGCTCTGGACTTCATGCCCTCCACTTCGCCAACGTCAATCGCCGTGCGACCACGTGTAGCAAAAACCGACGCGGACTGGTATCCGCGTCGGTAGGTGACTGAAACGCTCATGTAGTCATGGCGCTTTCCGCCAAGCCACGCCAGAGCATCGCCGAGCATGTCAGACATGCGTCAGGTTCCGGCGGTGTCCATGCCTGGGTCATGAATGACGAGCACGGTCGTATCAGCACTTGCCGCCCCGTCCGGGCCGGCAAAGCCAATGATCTTGTTCGTGCCGCGAGCCGTGGTGACGACGTGATTCGTCGCGTCCCAGAACAGTCGCACGCCGCCAGTGATAGACCCGGACGCCTTGGGCATCGAATAGATGCCGCCGCCGGTGGCCAGCGAGCCAAGAGCGTTGGCCGCAATGTCCAGATGCGCGATCAACGCCAGATCGGACACGATCACCACGTCGCCAGCCGTCACCGCCGAACCCGGCGTGTAGTCGGCCATCACCGGCGAGCCGCTTCGGAAAAGTGCATACGTTACTGCCATTGCTGTGTCTCCTTGTTGGATTGGTTGAAATTAGGCTTCGCCCTTGCTCTTGACGCCGCCTCGGTATTCCTGTTTCTCGACGCCGACATCGTGATAGCCGCGGAACTGGATGCCCAGCGTGCTGAAGTCGGCCTCGCCGCTTTCGACCGTCGGGTAGTCCTGTCCGTTGAGGAACGCGACCTCGATCACCGGAACGTCAATCGGGTCGGCCAGCAGATACCACGCCGCAGCACTTGCGCCGCTGATCGTGGAGCTGTTGAGGTACGCGGATCTAACCACGGTGAACTTGCCAGCGAACGGATTGGCCACGCCGTACTTGGTGCTCGACGTGGTGTCGCGGATTTCCATGCTGCTCATCAGTTGAGCCGCAGTCGATCCGAGCGACACCGGCACCAGAAGAATCTTCGGCTGCGATCCGAGTGGATTGCCGTCAGGATCAGTCTGCGCGAAGAACGCATTCTCCGCACGAGTCAACCCCTCAAGATTCAGCCGCGAATCGTTGGTCCCGACCGTCACGCCGGACAGATAGTTGTTTCGGCCAGAGGTGAAGAACGATGCGTTGTCGAGGAACTTCGTCCAGAACAACTCGTTGAGGCTCAACGCACTGCCACGACCGAGTTTTCGCGGAACGTCCGTCAACGCACCGAGGTCATCGTTGATGATCGCCTGCCGGTCGATACCGAACATCCGACCGTAAGTGTTCACCTGATTGCTGTACGATTCCTCGCCGACGTCGGCGTGCTTAAGCTCACCGCCGGGCGCGACCTGCTGATATTTGAAGTCGCCGGTCAGCGCGTAGCTCGACACGGCGCGGAAATCTCGCACCGCACGGATCGCGGCAATCTGACGCCACGACGATTCCACCGCGTCGAATCCGGCGCGAAGGAACTTGTTGGCCACGTTGCCGAGAATCCCCGGCAGACTCAGCGTGCTCACCGCAGCGGTCAGCACCGGCTGCTTAGGCTCCGCAAACGCGGCGCGAAGCAGTGATGCGACGTTCCGTGTGCCGAGAACGTCATGGCCGTTTCGGCGGGCGAAAAGCGAGAAAAGCTCGCCAAGTCCCAGCCCGTGACGCCACCGCTTTGACGCGGCCTCAAGCGTCTGGTCGCTGAATTGCTTGCCGATCCCGCTCAGACCGCCGGCCATGCAGACCGCCGCTTCGATCACCGTTTCGGTTACGCCGTCGTCCTCACGCGAGCGAGAACGCGCGTTCACTTCAGGACGGATCGCGCGACGAGCCGCAAGCTCGAACCGATCAGCCTCCCAGCACTCACCCTGCTGAGCCTGGCGACCGAGGGCCTCGATCACCTGAATGTGCTCAGGGTAGTCTTCGAGAAGCGAGCGGGTGATGGCGACGATTTTCTTTCGCCGCTCGTCACGCTGTTTGGCGGGTGCGATCACGGATTCAATGTCAGAATCCGTCGCGTTGTCGCCGTTCTCCTTCTCGTACATCGCCTCCAAGCTCGCTCGCTGACCATCAGTCAGCGTCTCAGGATCGAAACCCTTCGCCTTCAACCATTCTGCGAAATTCATCGAAATGCTCCTCGTGTTTTGAGAAGCGGCTGTCGCCGCAACTCTTGCCGTTGTGTTGTCGTCCGCACCAAGCGCGACAAAGCTGATTTCCTTCAACACCGTTTTCTTGGCCACGTAAATCGGGCCGACAAAATCTGTTCCGTTTACAGTCGTCTTCTCGTCCTTGGCGATCAGCGTCAGCGGAGTCGTCGGCTCCGCACCGATTGAAGCCTGCCACGGGAATCCGTTGCCAGCAGAAGTTAAGACTTCGTTCGCGGCCTCGTTTCCGCCGGAGACAATCCCTTTGACGACAATCGAATTGCCGGTGATCTCGATGCTGGTCGTGTGCCCAACGATCTGCGATGAGTCGTGGTCGCGGAAGATCGGACGCGACTTGCTCGTGAATGTCATCCCCGCCAGATCGACCACCACGGGAAGCGACGGCCAGCCAAGCCGCATCGCACCGCCGGTATAGGCGACCATCGAAAACGTCGGCAGCTTCTCGCCGTCCGCTTCAGCCGCAGCGTTCAACGTCACCGCGCCTTCGGAGTCGTTCTTGAGGTACAGCGTCTTAGGCATCGTCGTCGTCCTCCTCTGTCGTCACTTCGTCAACCTGTTGCGATGCGAAGATGTTTTGCGCCAAACGACGGCGATATTCCTCGACTGACATGCCGAGCGACGCGGCCATCGCTGACTGTTCGACCTCGTAATCGAGACCTTTCTTCGCAAAGATTCGCGGGATAGTGTCGATGCCGTACTGAATCGCCGTTGCGCGAGAACCGTTCTCTCGCGGATCAAGCTGCTCCTGACCGTCCCAGAACCACTCGTGAGGCGGAAGCCCGTCGGAAAAATCCAAGCCGTCGGGCAGATATCCGGCGATCATCCGCGCCTCATTGAACCACTGCTCCAGCGTCGGCTCGCAAACGTCCTCCTCGACCCTGAACTGGTCGATTCCGATAGCCTTGTCGAACATGGCAAAATCAAGTTTTGCCGACGAAAAGTTGTATCCCGCCGATTTCGCCATTGCGATGTTAAGCGGCATACTGAACGGGCGACCGGCTTCACCGAGTTTTTCTTCAATGAACATTGAATAGGTCGTCGTCGGCTGCTCCGCGCGAAGCTGCGTAATGTCATAGCCGTCGGGAAGCATCAGCATCGACCGACGCGGAATGTCCACTTCCTCCCACGGAACCGGCGCGCCCTCAGAGGTCGTGTCCGGCGGGGCAATTGAGCGGCCAATGGCGGAAATATTCGCGGCAGTCTCGGCAGCAGCCAAGACCGACGCGGAATAACGGCGAAGATCGGCGAACAACTGCATGGTCGGCGTCATCTCAGGAACACCGCGCACCTGCTCAGGACGACGCGCCTTGAAAAGATGGACCACGAATTCAGCCCGCACCAGGTCGTATTCCGTATTCGCAGACAAGAATCCGAGGTCGCCTGGGTGCTCCCGCAGAATCGTGTACGCCGTCGGATTTCCGAAATCGTCGTAAAAGATGCCGTCGTTCAGCTGCTGCGAATTGAACACCGCGCGAGGGTCCGCAACACGGTCGGCCTCAATCACCTTCAGGTCCAGTTTCACCGGATCACGCGATGCGTAATTCGTCGAAAAAACGCCGAAGCTCTCGCCGTCAACAGCGGAAGAAAAACGCATCACCCACAGCTTGCGGGCGTAATGCGTGCGGCGCGACCACTGGCTAAACAGCTGCTCAACGCGGCGATTTATCTGCGGGTCTTTCGTCAGCAGTTGAAGTCGCGGGCCGGTGCCGATCACGTAATTGGCCAGCGTCTCTGTGATGCCAGCCGCGTAACCATTGTTTGCGGTCTCATAGCGGCTCCGCGCGCGAAGCGTGCGACGAATCGACGGCGTGTTGCTCGATCGCGCCGAAAGATAATCGGCAGCGGACCAATGAGCCGTGTTTTCCGTGGTCGTCTGCGCCGCGTCGTAACGCGCGCGAAGTTTTGCGGGGCTTTTCGCCTTTGAGATCGGCTTCGATTCGCCAGGAAGAATCACGATGTCTTCGTCAGTCATCGCGTCATCCCCCCAGGATTGATCGCCACCACGCGAAACGGCAGCCGCCGAATGCGTGACGCGGCTTTGGCCGCCAGGTATTTATCCGCAGCAATCTGATCGGCGAGCGAGTGTTGACGCATACTTCCCGCGTCACCGCTCGCCGACTCCGGCCCCTGTGCGTTGGCCTCAATCGCAGTCTCGATTTCAGATGGAGTTTCTGCCACGCCTCAATATTCATTGTTTAATGAACAAAAATCAATGAACATGGTCGGGCAGGTAATAGATTTTATAACTACTCCCGGAAGTATGTACTTTACGCAACGTGCTTGATGAAGCGAGCCAGCAGCGAGCTAAATCCACCTTACGTTATTCTGAGTCAGTTTCATGACTTCTTGGGCTGCTCCCGGGCGGCAACCAGCCGCCGGGCGCTTCTTCTGGAGCGACTTCTTCACCGCGTCCTTCCAGTCACCCGATCTTGAATGGGAGTGCTTGTCGAGATGGCCTCGCACGGAGACCTGATCGTGACCAGTGAAGCAAAGGACCGACGCCCGGCGCAATACCGAAGGAAAGAAATGACAGATGAACCGTTAAAGATGGCGCAATAAAAAGGGGCTGGTGGTGTTACTAGCACCAGCAGCCCCAAGTCTCACGCCTCAGTCACCAGGAGCAGTTGCGATGCGGCATGGCGGCCGAGGTTTTCCTATTGTAATCCGAGGCCCACCAAAATCAACCCGTAAAACAGGCTCCCCGGCACGAACCTATTCTGCGCGTCGGCCGGGGAGCCTTTGAAGATCGGCCTCTCATTCAGTCTGCTAATGCGGGTGTGGCGGAATTGGGAGACGCGCCGGGTGTGTAACCCGGTGAGCAGCGTGCTCGTGCAGGTTCGATCCCTGTCGCCCGCATGATGATTTTCCTCTAAGCCTAAAGGACCAAGATCATGTACATACTTCCGACTACTCCTCAATCGACTTGAAACTGCAGCTGCACACGCGGCATTTGTGGTAACGCAACTTCCCCTGCGTACTCGTCGTCACCACTCGCGGACTCTTGCACGCCGGACATCGCATCCGGTGATATGACTGGCCTTCGTACTGATACCGAACTACACGACCGCAACAACGACACCGCTTCCGGTTGGGATGGTCGGTCGGCAGGAAATGGTTGCAAGCGCAGTTGGGACAGGTCAGATCAAAGTAAGGAGGATCGACCTGCGGAGGGTTAAGCTCGTTTGTCATGCGAAGCTCCTTCTCATATGCGACCGCCTTGCGGCAATCTCGGCAGCTGACAGACGCTTCACCGGAGCCGCCTGCTTGTGCTGCGCGCCAACCGTCGTCGCTCCCATCATCGAGGCTGCAACCATGCAGCCAACCAGACTGTCCAGCAGGTGATTGTCCGGCTTTCGCGGATGTAATTTCCACTCGTCCACAACGCGGCCTCGGCCTTCCGTCCGCACGCTATATTCTGCCGTGACGTGCTCGCCGATCATTCGATGCTTTGACGGCGACGCCTGATAAAGCGTCAAGCTCCCCGCATCGCCAATCGGGGTCGTAATTCGCTGCGATAAAAACGACTTCCACAAGTTAGCGTCGTACACAACGTGTCGCACAACACGCTTGCCCTGCACCGTCGGAATGCGCCAGCCAGGGCCGACCACTTCGCCAGGCTTCTTTTTGTACTCGCTCATCGGCACACTCGATGCCCCGATGTACCGACCGTGACCAGGCATCACAATGTCGCCGTACTTATTCTGGCGGCAAAACTCGTACACCAGGTCCGTCTTGTAGTTCGCGTCAACAATGCACCGGCTGATTCGCACGCGGGCACCGTCGTCACGAATCCAGTCACGACCGACAATCGAATCCGTCAACGCCCGCAGCCCCTCGAAAATTGCGGCGTCCGATCCGCCCTTGCCGTTGGGCGGCTTGAGCTTGTACCTCACGCCATCCAAAGTAAAGTGATCTGTCTTCTGGTCCGGCCACGACCCGTAATCTGTGACAAAAACCGTAAACTGCGGTGCGATTGCCGCGACGACGTAATACAGCAGAGTCTCTTGTACGTCGATGTGGGCGACAACCTGTTCCGTCGCAATCGGAAGCTGCCCCTTCTTGTACCCGTTGATCTTTTCCGCGACCTGCTCTGCGCCGAACATCATCGCCGACGAATCGTCTTTACGAATCGGTTCGTTTTGATATTCGGCGAAAAACTCAGCCTCATTCCTGAACTTCAGGGTCATCGCGTGCTGAACGGCAGAGAGTTCATCAGGGTTGTGGCGGGCCGGCCATGCGACCACCGCACCATCGTCCATCGCCTCGCGGTGCTGGCGGTAGAACTCTGTGGCCTCGCGGCCATCTCCATCAGCCCGCAAACTGTCCGCCAGAATCTTCGCGTACTGGCCCCAGAGCTTCTCGTTTTTCGGAAACTCATAGACCATCTTCGTTCGCTCGCCCTGCCACGCCGGATGCTTGTCGCGGTCCAAAATGCGATCCGCCATGTCGTCGGGATGAACAACCGTCAGTGTCATCAGCCCCGCGATCTTCTGGCCCGGACCTGCTAGACCGAGAATCGCGCCAGCGAGAATCCCTTCCCTCGTGTCGCACTGTGACGGCGACCTCGCCGATTCATCCGTCTGTGGATCGTCCAGCAGCACCAGCGACGGGCGAATCGTCTTGCCGTCGTACATCTTCTGCTTCATGCCGCGGACACGACCCGTGATCCCCGCCACGCGAATCACCGAGCCGGACGCCGGACTGCCTTCGATCACCGGCAGGTTGATCTTCTTGCTCGTCCACTTAATCATCGTCCGCTCGCCCTTGTATAACTGTCCGCTCGACCGCTGGTGAATCCCGTCCAGCGCGCGAATAGGGCCGCAGATTTCCGAGAAGTCCTCGTCCAGCAGGTCGTTGTTCTCCAACTCGCTTTTGATCGAGTCGAGCATGTCGCTCGCGTGATCCTCGTCGCTGCCGATCAGTGCGACGAACTTCCGGTGATTGAAGAACAATGCCCATATGCACGCGACCTCGCACAGCGTCGTCTTGCCGCTGCCTCGCGGCATCGCCATCGCAAACAGTCCGCCGTGCAGTACGGCAGACTCAATCTTGCCGATCACCTTCAGGTGGTCGTCAGACCACGCCAGCGAAAAAGTAGATTGAAAATAGGTCTCGCAAAACAGACGAAACGAATTGCGGCACGCCTCTCGTCGCTCAGGATTTTTCGGCGGACGAATAAAGTCGTCCTTGGCGATGTCGCGGGATTTCTTCGACTCCTCTTTGCTCCTCTCATTCACCGCGTCCTTGTGCGCTTCGTAATCTTTTTCCGCCCATCCCGCCTTGAACGTCTCTTTCCTCGCGTGAAACAGCCACGCCGCATACTTCGCCAGATCAATCTTTCGCCCATCACCAACTTTGCTCGCGGCGTAATTGTGGTGACGATACACCACGTGCGACTTGACCACGTTGCCGATGGATGATGAGTTCAACAGCCGAACAACATCGGCTGTGCGAAGATTTTTGAAGTCCGGTTTCATTTCTTTTGAACTTCACGGACCAGCCACGCAGCGTAATCCACGAGACTCATTTTCCCGTCGGGGCCTATTGGCGCGCCAGCGTCCACGTCGGCCTGGACCTGCTCAGCTGTGATCGGCCTGCCGCCAGACTCGGACAGCAGCCGCGACATCTCATCGACGGACATCACCAATTGGTTTCTTTTCTTCACGCAAGAAATTCTGTTAGGGTTTCGTAC